ATAATCCGGGGCTGCGCCGCAGCGCCCAGGGCTTCGGGCTTCAACAGCCCGGTCGTTTCAGTGTCCCAGATGATCATTGCACACCGCCAATCGCGTAGTCGCGGCGCACAATGAACTTCATGTCGGTTCCGATCAGGCCCCGGGTGTTGAAGATCACGTAGTGGTAGCGGCGTTCATCCTTGATCGCAGGGTTGGTGTGCGACTCGGTGAAGACTTCCTGAATCACCGCGATGCCGTAACGCGCCATCAGCGCGAACCAGTGCTGCAGCGCGAACTCTTGCACGTGCATGCCGATGTGGCTCACAATCGCGCCGTCGAAGTCCTGCAGCCAGTTGGCGCCCTCGGTGTACTCCAACACCTCCAACTCCTTGCCCGCGAAGGCGGAGTAGTTGAAGCGGAGGTTGGCGGTGTTCTCGCCTTGCGAGCCCATGACAATGCCGCGAGCGTGAACGGTGTCTTCCACCCAGTCGGTGATCCCGCAGTCGGCCAAGAACTGCAGCGCCAGCGCGTGGCAATGGGGGTTGAGCTTGAATGCCAGTTGCTCGATTTTGAAGGTGGTGGGATTGTGTTTGCTCATGATCATGCTCCGTATGGAAGGATGCAGCCGTGAAGGAACTCGTGGCGCTGCTTGGTGGAAAGGAGGAATCCGATGAACTCGGCCAAGGCGGCAGGGTCAGTCTCGCGCCCGGTGGCCAGCCCTGCCAGCTGGTACTCCCGGGCCTTCTCCATCGTCCAGCCGCGCTGCTCGCACACTTGCCGGTCGATGTCGTCGCTCATCGCGGTGCCAGCCAGCTTGTTGGGGCTGATCCCGAAGACGGTGATTCCATGGCGCGGAAGAAGCTCCCGGGCCATCTGCAGCGTGATGATGTGCGCAGCGCCCTTGGAAGCGTTGTAGGCGAGCGAGCCGCGCATGGGCATGTGGCTGGCGTTGGAGACGATGTTGAGCACCGTGCCACCATCCTTGAGAGACGGCAAATAATGCTTCGTCATCTTCCAAATCGCCGCTGCATTGACGTCCATCGTTTGCCAGAACAACTCCTCAGTCATGTCTTCCAACCAGCTGATCTTGTTGATGCCAGCACAGTTGACCAGAACGTCCAGCTGGTCGATCTCAGGGACAGGGGCGCTCAGCTGCGCCAAGCCTTCTGGCTCGGTCGCGTCCGTCCCGTTTCTGGAGTCCACACCATGCACTTCATAGCCCACAGCAGCGAGCGCCGCTGCGATCAAGGCCCCGAGCCCGCTGCTGGAGCCGGTGACCACTGCAATCTTGCTCATTGTTGTGACTCCTTCACGGCAGCTTCGACCATCGCAGCGTACACCGTCGCGTCGTGGATCGAATCCAGGTGGGTGAGGTTGGAGTTGGCGAAGCGGGTGAGCTTCACGATGATGAGCTCAAACAGGTGCCACTCCTCCTGCACAACCAGTTCCGGGTTGATGCCTTCGGGGAACAGCGCCCGCATCACATGGGCGACGTTCTTGTAGTTGCTGCCATAGATGGCGTTGCGCTCCTCGAAAGTCTGCGCCGCTGCGCGCAGGAGGTCGGGGACGGTCTTGGGCTCGGGCTTTCGCAAGCTCGCCGGGATCGGGTGATTCATGATTGTGCTTTCTCGTGAGGAGCGTAGGCGCTCGTGGAGTGGATGGAGAGTTGGGTTGCCGGGATTCCGTTGGCCTTGTACATGTCGATGATCCCGGCGTGATCGTCATAGGCCATGGTGATGTCTTCCTTCTTCACCTCGTACTCGGGGTGTTGGAGGAGTGCTTGAAGCATCGTTTCCTTCACCGCTCGGGAGGGCCGGTGATCGTTGTTGTTTCGCATCATCAAGTGCTTGTACGCCACGTGATTGCGCTTCAACCACTCGGTGGTGGCTGCTGCGTAGAAGACGGGTCGGGCCGTCAAGATGACGATGTCCACGCCCCGTGGCAGCAACACATCCTTGTTCGCTGCCTTGTCGAAGGCCCCGAGCATGTGGTAGTGGTGGTAGCGATCCATGGGGCTGGTCTTCTGCCAGATGATGAACGGAATGCGCCACTCATCGTCGCAAAGGCAGTTGTCCATGTCGATGATCTGTAGCTTCATTTTGCCTTCCCTCCAGCAGCGACGGGGTTGGCCTCAGCGCGGATCGCCCAGAAGCGCTGGCGCATGTGCTCCTTGTCCTCGGGTTTGTAGGCGAGGAGCGGTTGCCACACCGGGCAGCGCTCAGGGCCGTAGTTGGGGAAGGCGCAGCGCCCGCTCGCAACGCACTCCACCAGCAAGAAGTCCTCTGCCCAAGGGTAGACGGCCAACACCGCTTCGCGCATGGCGCGGAAAACGTCTTGATACTCGCCCTGGGTGCGGGTGCACAGGCGGACTCGGGACATGTCGCTGAGGGTGCGGAGATTGAACTTGCAGGTGATCTGCGTCAGCACGTTGATCGGGAGGAGCCCGCGTGCATCTTGCAGCGCCACCCCGTCCTCCACCAGCAAGCGATAGTTATCCATCGCCTGCCCAATGGTCGAGTCCCAGTGCTGTCCCTGAATCTCGTCCAGGTCGGGGCGCTTCACATCGAATCCCGATGCATCCACAGCCCGCAGCGATTGCTCCGCGTAGGAGCCTGCCCGGGTGCGTTCCAGCTGCTGGGTGAAGGCCCGGGTGACGCCTTCGATGTGGAACACGAAGTCCACGAACTCCCAAGATGACTTGATCGTGCCAAGCATGTACTTGAGGTGGTCGCGCTTCTTCTCCTCGTCCCACTGGTTCACCGGGTCTTCCCCGTTGCCCATGCGGGTGTTCTTCGTGCCAAGGAGCAAATTCAGCGCATCCGGTGTAAAGCTGAGTAAAGTCACTTTCATGATGATGCCTTTCAGTTCTTTCTAGTTGCCCCGGATCGCGCCCCGGGGCTTGGCGTTTGGCTAGCGGCTCGCTGCCTTGTGCGCTTCGTAAACGTCTTGCTGCTCAATCATCGAGCGAACAACACGGAGGTCTTTCACAACGTCATCCAGCAGGATGTTGCGCCACGTTGCGAATCGCCCAACGCTGTAGACCTGGTGTTGGGTCGTCAAGCGGTAGATGATCTCCTTTCTCACCTTGTTGTCGATGGGGGCAATCTTCCCGAATCGCTGCGAAGTCCTGCCCAGCGGCTCCAGCACTTGGCTGATGCCGAAGCTGTCCACAACCATCTCCAAGTCCTCCGCCCCAACGTCCCCCATCGACTCGATTATGAGCGTGTCGCCGGTGATCGAAGCGCGGTACACCTCAGTCGAGTCACCTGGGTAGTAGATCGTCTGGAACACCAAGCCGTCCACCCGGAACTTGCTCACAGTGATCGGGGCCTTTCTGAACTCAACATCCAACTCGATTCCCACCGCCTCCAGCAGCGAGGGCATGGGGGCGGTGCTGATGATTGGATCGTGGAGCTGCGACAGGTGATCAGAGAGGTCTTGCCCCCAGGTGATCCGATGGCCAAGATGGGCCAGCAAGCGCTCGTAGAAGTCGCTGGGGGCAATGTACCGGGTCACCGGATCAAGCCCCCAGATCGAGCGATTGAGCAGTTTGCCGGCCACCTTCATCGAGTACATGTTGGCCAGCCGGATCGACGGGGCGCGGAAGTCTCCTTCGTGGAAGATGCCCTTGCGGACACTCACAGCGGTGAACGGGATGCTGGTCACCCTGCTCACCTCGTCCGAGCGGAAGCGGAGAAGGGCCTGGTGCATGGCACCAGGCCCTTCCGAGCGCTCGATGATCTGCGCTTGCGGGAAGATGTGACCGGCGATCAAACCGGCCAATCCCGCTCCAGCGATGAGCAACTTACGCTCCGGCCACTTCGCACCAGCCTTGGAAGGCCAGCTTGTGGATGAAGGAGCGGGCGTTGAACTCCACGTGCTTGCTCAGGTCAGCGATGCTGATGACGCGCTTGGCGGGCGGCACCTTGTCGGCCTTCATCTTGGCGTCCAGCGTCTGGAGCGCGTTGAGCACCTTGGTGCGCATCGAGTCGGGTTGCGGGCGGCGCAGCGTGTCGGGGGCGGTCAGGCGCACGAACTCGTAGGTAGCCTTGCGGCCAGCGGGCTTGGGAGCGGCGGCAGCTTCTTCGGCCTTCGCCTTCTTGCTGAGCTTGGCTGGCGCTGCAGGATCGACCTTGGCGATGGCCTTGGCGATCTTCTCGCCCTTGGCGGGCTTGGGGGCTTCTTCGGCCAGGGGCTTGGCCACGGGGTTCTCGCCCTTGGCGACACCAGCGTGACCAGCACGGTCTTCAGCAGCGAGGATGGCATTGGCCACCTGGGTCTCACCAGCAGCGCGGCTGGCGAACTTCTTGATGTTCTTGTTGGTCAGGGCGTTGTAGGTTTCCACGAGGTCAGCAGTGGAGGCTTCCTGGATTTGCTTTTGCGAGGTCAGAACGGTCATGATGGCTCCTTGAGAGGGGGGGTGGTTGAGAAAAGGTGAGACTTGATTCTGCCTGGAAAGAGTTGAGCGAGGCAACAAATATTTTCAGGCAGCTGAAATCAAGTCAACTTCAGGCAGCAAACTCCTCCGCCAGATCCCACAGCTTTGTGTTGAACGTCATCTCACCGTCAATTGATCCGATGCCTCGGGTTGTGACAGCGCGGCCCGAGGCAGAGCGCCCGGTGATTCCGCCCCGCATCCCGTTCTCCTGGGCGCGGTTGAAGATGTTCCACAGCGTGTCCTCCTTGTCCTCCTCGCGGCGAGCGGCGATCAGGTCTTCAGGCACATACATGCCCACCTTCTCGTCCCAGCGCAGTTCCGCAGCGCGGCGAGCGAAGGCGGCGCGGCGGTCTTCGTCCAGCTTGATGCCTGACCACTCCTTGATCTTGTTGAACAGCGGGGTGCTGGACTTGCTGATCTCACGCGCCCGCTGCAAGACCGACTCCGCCGTGACGCGCTCGTGGGCCTGGGCGAGCTTGGAGCCCGAGACGCGGGCCACCATGCCGTTGGAGCAGACCTTTCGGAACACGCCCATGTTCATGGAGAAGGGACTGCGCCCATCGCTGGAGTTGATGAGGATGACGTCCGCGCTCAACTCGCCCACCGCCGTGGTCTTGCGGTCGCTCACGCCCGGGAGGCGGAAGCGGATCATGTGGCGGGCGTGGTTCGCGTCAATCTCATCGCTGCGGGTCTTGTCTTGGCGGGCCTCCACAGGCACGAAGCCTTCTTGGGCGAGGAGTTCGATGGCTTGGACGGTCGGGAACATCACGTACCGGGGCGAGCAATGAGCAGCGGGGCTCGTGGCGAACGCGGCGGGCGCGAGGGTCTTCAGTTCTTTGGTGGTCAGCATGATCAACCTTCCTTTCAGTCTAGGCGCAGCGTAGCGCTGCTTGCGTTGGACGAAACACCTTGGCGGAGTTGAACCTTGCTTCCGGCTTCGCGGCCAGCGTGGTAGGCATCGCTCAGGAGGTTGGCGCTGCTGGAAGTGGAGCGGTAGGTGAAGTCACCGAAGTGCTCAGCAATGGCTTGCGACTTTGCGACAACCAGGGATCGGGAGGTCGCCGCAGCGGCCATTTCCTGATCCTTCTTCGCCTTCTCCTTGTCGAGCATCGAGCACACCGACAGGGTGAAGCCGCGGCGGTAGCTTTCGCTTTCTTGCTTGGAGCGGGTTGCGGTCTTCTGATACTCGCGCAGCGAGCCGATTAACTGGCTGACGAGGTAGTCGAAAGTCCAAGCAGCAACTTGAACGTCAGCGGCGAAGCCGAAGAAGCGGATGACCGCGCCCTTCGGAGTAAAGGCGTAGCGAATCTCGCAATCGTTCAGCTTGGCCACCGAGAAGGCGAGCCACCCGCCCCAGCCCGGAACCTTCTTGGGGGTGTGAGCGCCCTTGCCGGTCACATCACGCTTCATGATGGCGATGCAGTCGGCGTTGGTGAAGTTGGCCTTCTGCCCGAGGTCGGTGCGCATTGCATCAGCGTGGTCGATCTGATACTTGCGCATGATCTTCTCAGCTTGCTGAGCGGCGGCAGCGGCTTCGTTGGGATTCGCCCGGTCGTCGTTGGCGATGGCCAGCAACTTCTGGATTCGGCGCATGACACCTTGCAGTTCGTCGTTCATCTTTCTTCCTTTCTAAGTCGAGTCACCGTTGACTCAGGAGCAATTCTGCCTGAACTTTCGGTGACTCGGCAACAACTTTGAAAATTTATTTCACAGGCTCCGACTGGGCCAGCAACTCGGTCTTGCGGCTGGAGTCGCGGGTGGTGCCGAACCAGAATGCCATCACCGCACCCCAGGCGGTGCTCAGCGAGCCCAGCATGAGGAGGAGCGCTTGCGAGTCGGACACCTTGAAGAAGCCCAGCATCATCCCGATCAAGATGCCGAAGTACCCGAGCGTCACGCCACAAGACAGGATCGCGGGGACGTTGGAGGGCTTGGCGATGTTCATGCCCCGGGCGTTGGCACGGTCGCCCGCTGCGATGGACTCCAGGTCAGTCACCTGCTTGAACCCCAGCGCTTGCATCTGCAGCGCGAAGTCTTGATCAGCCTTCTTCAGCGCCAACATCTGTTCCGGGGTGGCTCCTGAAATGGCAGTCTTCACGGCATCCACAGTCCGGTCGCTCAAGCCCAGAGCATTGGCAGCGGCCTCCACAGCCATGCCACCGAGCGGGCCGCCCAACGCCGTCCCGATCCACGGGG